GAAGCCTGCAATCACTGCTGACCAGTCACTGCACGCCAACGGCATCATCGACTTCAAGGACGGAGACTTCCAAGGACTCACGGAGGAGAAGAGGCTGAAGTGGCAGCGGACGTGGGACGCGCTGCGAATCCCCGAGGAGGTCGAGAGTGCAGCGGCATGGCTGCAAGCGAACCACGGCGAGCGCGAGGCGATCCGCGCACAGGGCGAAGGCTTTGAGTCGTTCATCGTGCGCTGGATCATGCGATCCGCCCGGGGAACGCAGGTTCCATACAAGGGAGCGCATTGATGCGTAAGGCTTTTCCACCTCGCATTCACACTCGACTCACAGCAGCACGTCGAGCTGGTCATGGATCGCGTGCATGGAGCTGGGCACAGATGCTGTGCGTTGGTGCTGCGCTCGTCGTGGCCTGTGGTGTGCCTGCGATCCCCTCCTGCTCGACCCCCCGGGGTGGTTCGCCGCAGGCCTCCCCCCTCGGAAATTTCACCGCCCCTGCTCTTCTTCCGCGTGGAGCTTTCACGGACTTCGATAGCGCGTGATAGGAGGATGTCATGACTGAGCTGATCCTGTTGTTGCTGGGTGTTGTCGTGGGCTTCTGGTTCGGCAAGTGGTGGGAGGGGCGTTGGTGGATGGATCGGATTGATCCGTCGCGGAAGGAGTGGCGCTTGTGAGGAACGGTTTTTATCGCGTGAGTGTCGAGGATCGTGGGGTGTGGGTGTGTGCGGGCTTTGAGGTGAAGCGCGGGAAGATCGGGCGGTGTGCGCCGATCCTGCGGAGTCGGCCGTGGCTGCTTCGCTTCGCGGTGTGGGTGTGTGCGTGAAGTGCCCGCGCTGCCGCAAGGAGATTGCCTTTGCTGCGATGGAGCATCCGGCCTGTGGCTGGAAGCTCGCGTCGAAGTCGGTGCCGATCCCGAAGACGGAGGCCGGGGAGAAGGCCTTCGCCGCGATGCGCTCGATGATCAAACGCCCGCCGCTCAAGGTCGAGGAGCGTAAGCCCGCGCTGAAGCTGGACGGGGTCGAGGTCACTCCCGGGCACGGGGGCTTCTGCACTTGCGAGCTGTGCTTCCCCAAGCGCATGAGGCCGAGGAACGCGGGGCGGATCGCGGCGTTGAGTTCGATGCTGGAGCTGATGCTGGCGCGTGGTGATGATGGACCGGACACGATCCCGTGAGGAGGGTGAACATGCCGCGCAGGTCGGATGGAAAGATACAGGCGTTGAGCCTGAAGCAGGTGGCGAGCTGCGAGAACGCGGTGACGCCGAGGGAGCGGTGCCGCTGCCGGTGCAACGGTGAGCATCACGGCGTGAAGCGCGTGGGCGGTCTGGATCGCGCCGCCTACGAGGGACTGCCCGAGGGTGACCCGCACAAGTTGCCAGAACCACGACAGCGGAGGTTGCTATGAGCCATGACGTGAAGTGCCAGGAGTTGGCGCAACTTTTTTTGAGCGAGGCAACGAAAGAGCGCGGCGTGATCTACGACGCCGCCATCGAGCAGTTGGCCGAGGACATCCAGAACGCGGCCGAGGATTTTTTGAACTCGCGCCTGTGCGAGAAGTGTCACACGATCATGACCGCGAAGCAGGCGATTCACAGCGAGTGCCCGACGTGTCGCGGCGCATGAGACGGCTACGCACCGCGGCGGGCGACGGCGCGATCCGCTGGCTCAAGCAGCGGCGGCAGTGGCTCCTCGTCGCGCAGCGGTGCTGGGGCTTCGGCTACTGGCGCGATTGGCGTAAAAAAACCCCGGCCACGGCCGGGGCTGGTCGAGCTGGGGCGCTTACTTCCCGCGCCGCTTCTTCGCCTTCATGAACCCGGGCTGAATGCCTTGCGCCATGCGCTCCTCGGCGATCCTGCGCCCGTTCCGCCGCCGCAGCTTCGTCGTGATCGCGGTGCGCTGCCGGTCGATCACCGCCAAGACCGACTGCGGCAGGATCGAGCGCACCGACCCTTGAGCGTTCACTTGCGTCACGAAGGCGGTGACGCCCTCCTCCTCGGTTCGCACGGACTGGATCATGTAACTCGTCGCGTTGCCGTAGAAGTCGATCACCTGCACGACGGTCGGCTGCGTGTGCGCCCCGTTGGGGAGTCCGATCATGCCCGAGAGCAGCTTGTCGAACGCGTCGGTGGTGCGGGACGCCGTCACCTTGTGGGGCATGTTGCCGTTGTAGTTTGCTTCTTCATTCATCTCTATCTCCGGTGGGTTAAACATCTAAAGGAACAGTTTCTGTGTGTCCTTTACTAGCAACACAACGTCATTATATCAAATCGACTTTTCCACTTTCGCGATCCTGAACGAACGATCAAGGACTTAGCGCGACGCTGGCCCCGGGAAAATAATGCTTGACACGGTTTCTGTGCGTTCATGGTTTTGCGCCTGACGGAGGCCGAGTATCGGCGACTAAAGCGCGGGGAGAAGTCTCGCGGCGTGCGAGGGGGCACGCGCTGGGAGGAGGAGTTCGATCTACAGCTCGCGGGTGCTGGCCTCGCGGGGCGCTACTCACGCGAGCTGCGCTTCCGTGCTGACCGGCGCTTCCGTTTCGACTTCGCCTTCCTGCCCGAGATGCTCGCGGTGGAAATCGACGGCGCGGTCCACCGGATCAAGAAGCGGTTTCACTCCGACGTGGAGAAGTCCCAGCTCGCGATCCTCGGGGGCTGGCGCGTGCTGCGCGTGTCGCCCGCGCAGGTGCGATCCGGCCATGCCTTAGCCCTCGTCTGCAAGCTCCTGCGCTAGGATCGCAACCTTGAGCTATTGACGCCGCCCGGGTAAGGGGATCAGAATCCCGGCGAACAGCCGGGAGTCGTGATGCCTTACTCCGTTCCGAGTCCGAAGCCCTCACCCGCTCCAGCGCAGCAGACCGCGGTCAACGCGGACATGGAGTCGCAGAAGGCGCGGGCGAAGGCGCTGCGCGATCCGCTGCATCCGAACAACCCGGGCCGACCCTACGGCTCAACGATCCATGGAGGCGTGCGTGGATAACGCGGAGTCCTACCTACGACGCAACACCGGAGCCGAGACGCGCCGACCCGGGCAGGCGCTGCCGGGGCAGGAGCAGACGGTCGGTGCTTCCCCGCACGACCGGCGCGGCCCGAACTTCGGCAACCCCGACCGCGAGCGCCAGAAGGCGCAATCGAAGGCGCTGCGCGGTGGCTACTGACGCGACGCCCTTCTGGAAGCGCGGGCAGACGCCGCAAGCGCGGGCGGCGCAGGCCGCGAGCCGTCGAGCGAAGACCTCGGTAAAGCACGCGCTGGAGAACGCCTTCGACCTGCTCGGCAACGAAGCGTTTTTTGTCCAGCTCGGGCGCGGCAGCGCCGAGGACAAGCGATGCCTCGCGATGATTCTCGCGAAGCTCCTGCCGCTGGAAATCGCGGGGAGCGTAGACCACTCGCTCGTCGTGAAGATCGTGCGCCAAGTCGGTGATCGCGAGGTAGTGATCAACACCAAGACCGCGCACCTGAACCCCCCACGGGACGCCGTCACGGGAAAGGCGCTGCCAGTCGCGCCCCACCGTGACGAGCGGCCCACCAATCCGATGCCCGAGATAGAGGTCGCGCTGGAGGACTGATGAGCGAGCAGCACCTCGTCGTCACGGGTTACCTCGTCAAGCGCGTGGACGAGGCGAACCCTGACGGCAAGATCATCTCCCGGGTCTACCACGCGAAAGAGGCGGCGGAAAACTTCGCTGCCCTCGCTCGCAAATACGGCAACGGCCGCGGGCAGGTCTTCGTCACCGAAAAGCTCGGGGTCGAGTAGTGGCCGACATCACGCTCCCGCATGGCTTCACGCCGCGCCCGTATCAGGCGCGGGCGATGGCCGCGTTCGACGCGGGGCTGAAGCGCGGCGTCTACGTGTGGGCGCGGCGCTCGGGCAAAGACGTGACGATGATGCACCAGATCGCGAAGGCCGCGCATGAGCGGATCGGCACGTATTTCCACATGCTCCCGACCTTCACGCAGGCGAAGCGCAACGTGTGGGACGCGATTGATGATCAGGAGCGGCGCATCCTCGACCACGTCTTCCCGCCGATGATCCGCGCCAGCACGAACGAGACGGACCTCAAGATCACTTTCCGCAGCGGCTCAATCTACCAGTTGATCGGCGCGGACTCGTATAACTCCGTCGTCGGCTCCAACCCCATCGGGATCGTGCTGTCGGAATACGCGCTCATCGACCCGCGGGCGTGGATTTTCTTCCGCCCGATCCTCGCGCAAAACAAGGGCTGGGCCGCTTTCATCGGCACGCCTCGCGGCTACAACCACTTCCACGACCAGCTCCAGATCGCGCAGCGCACCGAGGGCTGGGACTGGTCGGTGATCGACGCGATCCAAGCCGGGACCATGACGCAGGCCGACATCGACGCGGAGGTCGCGACCGGGATGCCGGATGAGATGGCGCGGCAGGAATATCTCGTAGATTTTTCCGCTGCCAACGTCGGCGCGATACTCGGCTCACGGCTTGAGCAGGCCGAGAAAGAGGGCCGGGTATCCGACGACGTTGTCATGGACCCCGCGGGCGGCGGCATCGTCGTCAGCTCGGACATCGGCTATCGCGACGCCGCGGCCTTCTGGTTTTGGCAGGCGATCCCGGGCGGCTTCCAGCTTCTCAACTACGACGAGGATTCCGGCCTCGATGCCGCCGACTGGTGCGAGCGGCTACGCGATCAGCCGCTGCCCATCTCTCGCGTGATGCTGCCGCACGACGCGAAGGCGAAGACCATGACCAGCAAGCACTCGGTGCTGGAGCAGTTCATGAAGGCGGGCTTTAAGTGCGGCATCGTGCCGCAGTCGCGAGTCGTGGATCGCATCAACGCCGCCCGCTCGATCATCGGGCGCTGCCGCTTCGCGAAG